AAGTTGAAGACCCACAAGCCGGTGATGATGTTGATGAAGAGTTACCATTCTAAAAAATTCTAAATAAATATGGGTATATGGATTCACTATGTACCCATTTTTTCTTATCTTTTTAAAAAGAAAATTATATGGCAATTAAGAAAAATGACTTTAGTTCGATAAAGAAAAAATTCTCTTCGGACGCAAAATACAAACCACAAAGATACTTTGATTTAGGACCAGCATTTTTAGATGCTGTTGGTCTTCCAGGTCCTGCTATGGGACATATTAATATGTTTTTGGGACACTCTGATACTGGTAAAACAACAGCACTTGTTAAAACCGCAGTTGATGCACAAAAGAAAGAAATTCTTCCGGTATTCATTATTACAGAACAAAAATGGTCCTTTGAACACTCAAAACTTATGGGATTTGAATGTGAGGAAGTTGTTGATGAAGAAACAGGTGAACTAACTTGGGACGGATTCTTTTTGTTCAATAATAATTTTAGTTATATTGAACAAATTACAGACTACATTAATGATTTGTTAGATGCTCAAGAAAAAGGTGAATTAGATTATTCGTTGTGTATTATGTGGGATTCTGTTGGTTCAGTTCCTTGTAAAATGACTTACGAAGGTAAAGGTGGAAAACAACACAACGCATCTGTTCTTGCCGATAAAATTGGTATGGGTATTAACCAAAGAATTTCCGGATCAAGAAAAGCAGACTCAAAATACGAGAACACTTTAATTATCGTAAACCAACCTTGGGTTGAATTACCAGATAATCCATTTGGTCAACCAAAAATTAAAGCAAAAGGTGGTGAAGCAATTTGGTTAAACTCTTCATTAGTATTTTTGTTTGGAAATCAAAAAGGTGCTGGAACAACAAAAATTACGGCAACAAAAGATAAGAGAACTGTTAAGTTTGCATCAAGAACAAAAGTATCGGTTATGAAAAACCACATCAATGGACTTGGGTTTGAAGATGGTAAGATTATTGTAACCCCACACGGTTTCTTACCCGGAAAAGATGCGACAGAAGAAAAGAAGTCTATTGAGACTTACAAAAGTGAGTATGCCGAATATTGGAAAACGATTATTGGTGTAGATGGTGAATTTGATTTAAAAGAAGAAAAGGTTTATGAACAAGAATAAGTTAAAAGTTATTTCATTATTTTCCGGATACGGAACACAAGAATTAGCATTAAAATACATTGGAGCTAATTATGAAAATGTTGCAAATTGTGACAACTTCAAACAAGCAAATGAGTGTTATGATGTGCTACATAAAACACAAATTGGTAATTTGGGTGATATTACAAAAATTGACCACAATAATTTTCCAGAGTGTGATTTATTAACATATTCATTTCCTTGCCAAGACATTTCAATCTCAGGAGTTCAAAGAGGTATTAAAGAAGGGACTAGAAGTGGGTTATTATTTGATGTTGAAAGAATTTTATCAACAAATAGACCAAAGTATTTGTTAATGGAAAATGTTAAAAACCTCATCTCAAAAAATCATTATGAAAATTTTAAAAAACATATCTACTTTTTAAGAGGTCTTGGCTATACATCATACTGGAGGTTACTTAATGGTGCTGACTTTGGTTGTCCACAAAATAGAGAAAGAGTATTTATGATTTCAGTTTTAGATGGTGACCATACAGATGTTGCAGCAAGAATGGAAAATGTTGACAATTATAAAAAAACAAGAGTACCAATGAGACCTTTTATTGAGGACACACAAGACCCAGAATTATTCATTGACTGTCCATACACACCACACCAACCAAAAGGAAATACAATATGTAAGTTAATAGCAAGAAGAGATGATGTAAATTATGACCAAACAAGAAGAATATATTCTGTTGACGGTTGTTCACCTTGTCTTACAACAAGTGGTTCACCACAGATTATGACCGAAGATGGTAGAGTAAGAAATATTACAGCAAGAGAAGGATATAGATTTATGGGTGTTCGTGATGAAGATATTGATTTATTATTAACAACATCACTATCAACAAAAGCACACGTATCTCTTGCCGGTAACTCAATATGTGTTCCAGTTATGGAAGCAATATTTAGTGAGTTTTTTGGTGATTACATTGTAGAAAAAGAACCAGTATTGTCAAACCAATCAAACGAAGAATTAAATGACTAAAACTTTATTGGTAGATGGTAATAACCTTCTAAAAATTGGTTTCCACGGTGTTAGAGACTTTTTTAACAAAGGTGAACACGTTGGTGGTACTTGGCATTTTTTAAACACTCTAAGACGATTTTTAGAAGAAAATAACTACAATAAAGTTGTTGTGTTTTGGGATAGTGATACCGGTTCGTCACAAAGAAGAATTATATACCCAAAGTACAAATTAAATCGTAAACAAAAAGACGATCAGGATTTTAAAGAACAATCTTTTTTAAAACAAAAAGAAAGGGTAAAACAATACCTTGAAGAAATGTTTGTAAGACAATTAGAAGTTGAACAATCAGAAGCTGATGATTTAATTGCCTATTATTGTCAAATATCCCAGGATGAAGATAAGACTATTTTTTCTTCTGATAGGGATTTAACACAACTTATTTCCGATAGGGTCTCTATATACTCACCACAACAAAAGAGATATTATAAACTGGGGGATAGAATTAAGATGGATTCATCTGAAATCCCCCACTATAATATTAAAACCTACAAAATATTAACCGGTGATAGTTCGGATAATATTGATGGTATCTTTTATCTTGGTGAAAAAACATTTCTTAAATTATTTCCAGAAATACTTGAAAGTGAGGTTAAATATACCGATATTTTAACAAAAGCTGAACATTTATTAACAGAACAAAAAGGAAATGTTGCTTTACAAAATCTACTTAGTGGAAAAACCAAAGAAGGGATTTTTGGAGAAGAGTTTTTTGTCATAAATGAGAAATTAGTGGACCTTGCAAACCCACTTATTTCAGATGAAGGAAAAGAACTGGTTAGTTTATATTACTCCGAGTCATTGGATCCAGACGGAAGAGGACATAGAAACTTAATTAGAATGATGATGGAGGACGGATTTTTTAAATTTCTACCAAAAGGTGACGACGCTTGGGTAAATTTTTTAAGACCATTTTTAAAACTATCAAGAAAAGAAAAAACAAATTTTAGAAACAAACCAAAAAAGTAAAAAAATGAGAGAACAAGATGTAACAAAAGTTGAATTTTTGTTAATGTGTAATGACAACATTGTGGTACAAAGATTTTTCAATGTTAAAGGGTTTAATAAAAATGCCCACAAATCAGAAGAGTTTTATGACTACATCAAATCTTTTTGTAACTCCCTACAAACTGATTTAAAAATGAGATCTGTAGTTTATATGTTGGAGAACAAATATGAAATTATGGAAAATCCGGAGGTGTTAAACACATCAATTACGGAGGGAGAAGAAAATTTTAACCTTTATATTAAGGTAGATAATATGACAATTTGTCAGAGATCATTTGATGCAAAAGTATACCCACCAAAGGTAAGATATACCGTAGACCTACGCCCAAAGCTGAAAAGCATATTGTCAGAACTTACTGACATTTTTTCAGATAAAAAATTTAATTATTTTTATCCACAATTTATCTAAAAGTAGTAGTATTTATCATTACTAACAAGAAGAAAAATATATGGCGACTAACAAAAACTTTGAGTATCTCGGAAACAATTTTCAAATTCAATTACTTAACCAAATAATTGTAGACAAAGAATTTTCACATTCAATCATTGATGTAATTGAGAATAGTTATTTTGAAAACAAGTATTTTAAAATTATCATTCAAATGATAAAAGAGTATTATAAAAAATACGACCACACACCATCATTTGATACTCTGGAACAAGTGGCCAAATCCGAATTACAACAGGAAACAGCAATTAAAGTTGTCCTTGATACAGTTAAGAAAATCAAGGATGCACCTATCGAGGGGGTAGATTTCGTACAAGAAAAAGCACTTAAATTCTGTAAACAACAAGAGTTACAGAAAGTGATGAAAAAGGCTCAAAAGATTATTGACGGTGGAGAGTTTGAAAGCTACGACACGTTAGAAGAATTGGTAAGAGAAGCCTTATTGGTTGGTTCAAAAGACACAAGCGCAATGGATGTCTTTTCAAACTTAGACCAAGTGCTAGATGACGATTACAGACACCCAATCCCAATGGGAATACCAGGTATCGATAGACTAATGAAAGGAGGATTGGCTAAAGGTGAAATTGGTGTAATACTTGCACCGACCGGAGTTGGAAAATCTACTCTAACAACAAAGATTGCGAACCACGCATTTAACCTTGGATTTAACGTTCTTCAAATCTTTTTTGAAGACAACCCAAAAGTGATACAAAGGAAACATTTTACCCTTTGGACAAAAATTCATCCTGACGAATTGTCAGAAAAAAGGGATGAGGTGATGAAAAAAGTAAAGGAAATCAAGGAATCTATGTCAAATGAGCTAATCTTGAAAAAATTACCATCTGATACCAAAACAATGCTTCAAATCAAAAATGAAATTAGAAAGATGATTGCTGACGGTATTAAGATTGATATGGTTATTTTGGATTACATTGATTGTGTTGTTCCAGATAAAAACCTAGGAGACGAATGGAAAAGTGAAGGATCTGTAATGAGAGCGTTTGAAGCTATGTGTCACGAACTAAACATAGTTGGTTGGACCGCAACACAAGGTAACCGTTCATCAATATCATCAGATGTTGTAACAACAGACCAAATGGGTGGGTCAATTAAGAAAGCACAAGTAGGTCACGTTATTATAACAGTAGCAAAGTCATTACAACAAAAAGAAATGAAACTTGCCACAATAGCAATTACCAAATCTCGTATAGGGGA